GGCCCCTCCCAAAAAGACCCCGGCCGCAGACAAGGAGTAAACTCCAAAACCAGTATAGGTCCCCGCCGCCAAATTAGTCCCTACGATGAACTCGTGAGGACCTGAACTGTTTTGAGTTGCGCGAACAGCCGCAGTCTCCATCGTCATGCCAATACGGGCATAGCTTCCACCAGTGGCTTCAGTCCCACCCGCACCCGTCTGAAAGTTGGGATTGGTTGTATATAATGCCAGATAAAATCCGGTGGGCCGAGTGGGAGTCCCGGTCACCGTAATCCAATCGAGCATGAGTAAGACCGCCGCATCAGAGAATCCAGACATGATTTATTCCTTTTCTTTTTTCGTGGTTAATGAATTTCATACCAGCAAAGCGATAAACAAAGTTTCAGTGGCCTTAAGGTTGGGTATGCGCTGGAAGGAGGCCACTTCAAAAGCATCTGACATCTGCATAGGGTCCTCTAAAACGTCGAAGACTAACTCCCCTAATCGTAATCTATCCCCAAGACCAACCACACGGTCAACATAAACAGTCGACTTGGAAATAAGAGTCTCCCCTTTAGAGTCCCTGAATTCCTCATTGCTATCATCCCAGCGGCAGTCAATTTCGACCGGAGTAACGAAAGAGTAAGCGCCATATTGATCGGGCGTTGCGGACCGCGCCCACCAAACGGCCTTTTGTTTCCGCATCTTCTTAATGATGCTCATACGCAAGCCTCCGAAAGTGAAGCCCTGTCTGGACCAAGAGTCTCGTTCGCAACTAAACGAGGGGAAGAACCAGACAGGGCTGGGGAGGGAAGAAGCTCCGATAAAAAGTCAGCAAAGGTAATGCGGTCGAACACAGGCAATTTGCTGGAGCCGTCCGTCACGTTATACACCCGCACTTGCGGGAACCGGTGGAGACTGGAGGCAATACTATAGAATCCCCGGGTGAAGCGGACGAAGGGCTCCGTGTTCAGCTTCTTCTTATTGTAGTCGTGCCAATGAAACTTCCCACCCTGCACGCTCAAGTCGTATCCCAGAAGGTAAATACGATGGGCACCTAGCAGCATGGCGAGATTCATCGCAGCGGCGCCAGTGGACTGGTTCCAACCCAGGGTGTCGCCATCATGCAATCCGTCCTTAACCCGCTTCATCTGCCACAGCCAGTCCAACTTGAGCGTGAGGCACGTGGGAGCACAGGAGACGACACGTCCCTTAAAGCTCTTCAAGTCCTGCTTGTTCTTCTCCCACCAGCTCGTATCCCCGAACAGGCAGATGGAAACGATCTCCTCGCCCAAGTGCCAGGCGTCGTTGCACCCAATAACGTTCCGCCCCTTTAACAGCGAGAAATCAAATCCTCGGAGGGAAGAACCGCCGCCTACTAGAAAGGCGTCCTGCCCGTCCCAGTCGCGAGAAGGAGCCCAGAGTGGCATAGCTTAGTCTACTGTGGAGGGTTTGGTCCCCAGCCAAGTAACGGAGCCGATGCGCTTCCGCTGCTTATTCAACCCGGCCAGTCCGCCCGCCGTGTCGAGCAGCATAGCGGTCTGGCCGTAGTGGGACGTATTGAGGTTTAGATCAACGGCACTTTGATAAGTAGCGCCGACAGGACCCGCATGTTCGCTAACGGCACGCGGGTCCCGGTTGGTATAAAAATGGGCGGACAGCCAGCGTTCAATTAACTCCAGCCGTTCGTCGGTGTAGCCCGCATCCGAACAGACTTCAGTCACTAGCTCGTTTGCCACCGACATAAATGGTGTCAGCCCGATAGTGACATCCACTTCGATGATCTCCGCAACTTGTCCTGAAGTCGTTCGCATGGATTAACGTCCTTTCGACGCGGGCTTGGCTGCGGGTTTGGCGGCGGCCGGCATCGTAGTGTGCTTCACTGCCGCTGCGGGAGCCGCTGGCGCGGGCGCCTCGGCAGGTTCGGGATCTACCGGAGCATATTCCAGCTTGGTGAACTTGCCGGGAAAGAGTTTAGTAAGATCCTTTTCGCTCTTAACGATTTGATCTTTGGTGTAGGACACCCCATCTTCGATGTGCGTCCCTATAACTACTTTGAACTTGGGCATATGAGTTGTTAGTTGCGTTTGTTTGTTTAATCAGGCCGTCCAGCGCACAATACGCCGGACGGCCCAAATTGTTTCGTCGGTTCGCTTTTAGGCAGCGTTGCCGTGGATGATTCCAGTCTGGCCATTGAAATCGGCCCGCAGCTGGGGAACCATGATCGCCATCACTTTGAAGTTGAGGCGCATGCCACCGTGAGTTTCCCACTGGACTGTGGTCACGTCCATGCCGATCACCATGCGAATGACATCACTAGTCATCTGCACAAGAATCATCTGGAAGCCCGTAAGGTAGTCCAGCGTAGTCACGGCTCCGATGCCGTTGATCGCTGTGACGCGCTGGCGAAGGGTGATGTCTCCCTTGAGCGTGGAGTAATCATCATCGAGATACTGGTCCCAAGCCGGGCTCGTGTAGAGCGACCAAGGGCCATAGTGATGGTTGTCTTCGCTAGCCTGGCGCATCGCGAGCAGTTCCTGGATCGTGGTCTGCGGAGTCCAGCCCGTTTCCGTGGGCGCGGTGAGGCTCGTAGAGGTCACGCGCGAAGGGAAGTTGGTCAGGCCGTAGATCGTCCCGCCGCCGTATCCGAACGCGGGGAGAACTCCCAGCGTCAGCTTCTCAGCTTCTTCCGCAACCCGTCGGGCCGCCAATTGCGCGGTCGTGGTGTCGATGCCTGCTCCGCTGTTCCGCGAGGTCGCAACCTGACGGGCATTGAAGTAGAAGTCCTTGTGGATGACCGGCAAGGGCAAGCTGGTCAAATCGAACTCCGGGCGATCCCCTTCGCTCTCCCGCGCCGGGTCCATGCTGATGGTCGCGCGAGTGATGTCGCTCATGCTCTCCGTCTCCAAGACGGTTTTACCCATCCCGTTGGGGATATTGTAGGTGAGCCCGCGGCCACGCAAGTCCGCGACCACCCGCAAGCGTTCCTTCGCAGCAATGACAATAGCGTCATCGAGCACCTTCCACTCCTCTTTGCGAAGGGTGGCAGTAGCGTTCTGCGTCGGGATAGCAATCAATTTGCCTCCCTGATTGCGGGCGATATAAGACCGCCCGTCCTTGCCGACCCAGGGTCGCAAGGCGGAAACGTCGAACCCGTTGTTCAACAGAGTCGTCGCGACGGCCCCTTGGGCTTGTCCGTTTAGAATGAATTCCATATATAAGTTTCTTTCGTTTGGTTGATGATGTTAGGGCCGGCTTAAAGGATGCGGACGCGAATCCTTTCGTTCACGTTGTTACTGTCACTGGCGTTCACCGCTTCCAGCGCAATCGCAATCGCGTTAGTGGTGCCCGCTTGCAGCGTGCCGTCACCATTGCTGTTCAGCGTAGCGCCCGGATTGACGTTCTCGCCGCCGCCTAGAAAGGCGTAGACGACGTCGCCCGGGGAAGCCAACACGAATCCGACCAGCTCGTTCTGAGCGTAGGCGGTGTTAATGGTGCGGCCCTGCAAGGCGTCTTCGAGTGCGAAGGCTTTCTCTGCGACTCCCGCCGCACCGTCGTGGGCAATGACCTGCCCAACCGAATTAACCTTCAGCAGCATGCCCGGGGTGATTGCACCGCCGGCCGTGGCTTCTTCGTGCCGTCCGGAACCAAGCAAGTGAATCCGCTTGGGATATTGAGTGATTTCGCTCATATTGATTTTCTGTTAAATGAATGTTTTGGGTTTGGTGGTTTAGGACTTCGCGAAGTTCATCGCCGGAACTTCCATCGCTTCTTCCTGCTCCGAGGAGTTCTCGGACGGAACATTTGCCTGGCCCCCGTAGTGGGCCGGAGGACGCGAAACAACGCTCACTCCCGCGAGGCGGGCCAGACCGCGCAACTCGCCGAGCGGGCGGTTGGCCAAATCCTCTTTGGAGAAAGGATTGTTTTTGTTCGCCACGATGGAGTCGATCAGCTTGGCCTTCTCCTCGTCATAGACCTGGATGCTGTTATTCAGCACCGCAGCCACTTCCGGCGGAGCCGCAGCAATGTATTCCTGGAGGTTGAGAGCGACCTTGGGCGCGGCGGGCTCCTGCTTGGGCTCCTCGTTCTTCGTCGCTGCCATCTTGTCGAACATGGCGTTGCACGTGGCCTTGTCGCTGACTCCCGCTGCCGTGCACCGCGCCATGAAGTCGGACTTCGCTTCACCCTGCTTGGGCATCATCAGCACGTTCTGCACTTGCGGCGCGGCCTGTTTCAGCAACAGATTGGCTTTCCCGTCCGTGCTCTTTTCCATGGTGAAGTTCACAGTGGGAAATTCCACGCGAAGCTTGACCATCGACTCCAACTGGTTTTCAGTGAGGTCCATCAGCGCCGTGCGGTCCTCTTCCTTATAGCCCGCATTGGCAGTGATGATGGAATCCACCAACTCTTTTTTATTCATACGTTTATCTTTGTTTTTGGTTTCGGTTTGGTTGCCCACAAAGGCCCCCTCCACCGTTCGGTATTCAGTCACCCTAACAACAGGCGCTGGTGTCTCCTTACTTAAGGTGACTCCCGTATCCGTTGCAGAATAGCCAAGGCGGAATAGTTTGCCACCTAATTCATAGATGACGAAATCTTCATATACATCATTCACCCACAGCGAAGGACCGGTCAGATCGTTCGTTGTGTTGAACTTCTTTCGCAGTGCTTCCCCAAGCGAGTCCCGGATATTGCCATGCGACATCTCATTATCCAAGAGTCCCAATTCCCGCATCATGCGTTCCATGACGTGCCGATACTTAGGATTGCATTCGGCAGCATTGCGGAGGAACCCAGCACCGTCCTTAATGGAGCAAGCGCCAATCTTGTCGGGCAGCAAAGCCAAGTGGTCAGGCCGATAGTTGCGGGCGATCCCCATGTAGGCTTCGCCCTTCCAGTCGCCCGGCTCCGCTTCCATATCCACAAAGACACCCGTGGAGAGTTCCATCATTTGGTTAGCTTCGATCGCTGCCATGATGCGCTCGTCCACAGCATTCGCGCGGTCGACTTCAATCCAAGCCTCCGACTTCAGCTTGCCCTTCTCGAACTTAGTGTTCATCATCACACCCACCTTACGGTTGGTAATGACGGACGGGTCGCAAGCGGAGATTCCCTGGCCGTTCATTTCCGGGTGATAAACGACTACGGGCTTGTGGTTCCAAACAACGGGCGTCTTGGATAACTCCTCCTTGGGGTAAAGCATAGGGCCGTCGGACCCGGCGTGGACGCCTTCCGTTAGGATGATCATGGGAACGACTAAGAAGTCGCGGTTCTCCATCTTGTCGTGGCGCACTAACTTGGGGAGCAAGTTGAGGACCAGGTTCTGTATGTTCCCCGGCTTGGGGTTTTCATTGAGAACTAATTGGCTCGGCTTGTTCATAGTAATTTGACTCTAACAGAAAATTCTCCGCATGCAAGAAGTAAGAAGGAATAAGGCCGTCGCCTGCTCGAGGAGGTGAAACCAGCAAGCAGGGACGGCCCAGCCGATCCGCAGTGGAACGAACCGGAAGCTATGGCTTGGACTTTTGCCAATGTGGAAGTTTCATCCTTTCTTCCACTAGTTTGTCATAAGCCGCTTCATCCTCGGGAGTCATCTCCGCGTTCTGCTTCTTTGCTTCGAGATACTCCATCGACTTGTTGAAGGCCATTAGGGCCGCGCTTGCGAGTGCAATGATTGTTGCCGCTTCCATAGTAATTTCTTTCTTTCTTTGATTGTTGGGTAGGTTTACCTGGGCAGCGGGCTGGAGCTTAGGTCCGGCGGGCTCTCTAAGTGAGTCGCCTTGATCTCTGCCCGCGTGCGAATGGCAGGTGGTAGATAGTTAGATGCCGGCGTGACGTCACTTTGCAAGCTAACCATCTTCTCTTCCACCACCGTCCTATCAGCAACGGAGCGGGTGGACTTGTAAGTCTTCGTCGCTAACCGCAAGCCGTTGTAAGCGGGTGGAAACTTATCCCGCAGCGTCTCAGCTGCCTGAATCACTGCCGGCGGGACCGAAGCCCGGTTGTTAAACTCCCACTCGAGAAACGAGTCGGCCAATGTGAATGAGAGCTTAGCTGTCCGCTCCGCGTTCACGACTACTGCATCACTCCCGGGGGCCGTCTTACTGAAGAAGGCGCAACCAGGGAGAAGAACGACAGCCGGGGCCGTTAGGCCCAACACCAGCGTCATCGCAAGGAACATTGATTGGAATCTTGTTTTCATGTTTTGATTTATTGCTGTTTTCTAACTGCCGTCCTCTCCTGGCTGGCTGTGAGCTTATCCTCCAACGACGGGCTTCAGCTCGGGCGTTCCAACGGACAAGCCCAGGTTCTTCGCAGACGCACCGGCGACCTGCAACTCGATGACCTCGGAAATCTCCTCAACGCCTTCGCCAATGTCGGCGTCAGCTTTGACCAAGATTTGCGTGGTGCCGGGATTGTCTGCGCTTACCAGCAAAACGGATAAGCCGTCTTCGGCTGCCTGAACGTCGGCTTCACCGTCGATCTTTTCCCAGGTGGGTTTGCTATTAGGGTCGATCTTAGCCGGGCGTCCCGCATCCGTCTTCGGGTTTAGCGTCACTCGCACTTGCTGTTCATTCGTGATTTTAACTATCATGTTTTTCTCCTTCTTTTGGACTTTGGTTTCGACGGGCCCGATAGTCCAATCGAACCGGGGCCGTTTAATCAGCTTTGAGAGACGTCCCTCAGTAGCCAATAAATTGTCTTTCGTTACCGTGTCCCGCTTGCTAGGCAACCGGGACTCCAGCTGGGTAATGTAAGTCTTAACTGCAATCGTAGACTGTTCCAAGTCCACCTTGGTGGCGAGCTTGCTTGTGTCAACTTCGACTTTGATCTTAGCCAAGTCGGTTTTGCTGGGAAGGCGGGCTTCTAAGTCTAACAAGTCCTGAAGCCGCACGTCCCGGTTCGGATGCGGCTTGTCCGGCTTGTTCGGTTGGTTACCCTGATCCTTTGGACTTCGAATAGGAGGTTTCGGCATAACGTTCCTTTAGATAGAAGGAGAAGCGGAAGGCGGCTCGCCCGGTTGTAGCGGGCCCATAGGCGCCAGTGGCTGCATCAGCGGCTCGCCCTGTGCCTCCTCCTTCGGTTTGACTATCTTCACTTCTGACATGGGTGTAGTCCCGGGTATCTTCTCCGGCGCGAGCCCGATCATTTTATTCTTCGCCCGCTCCGATTCTTGCCCGGCTTTGAAACTAATCTGGCTTTGCTCGGTCAGCCGCTGCCGGATCATATGCTCGTCATAGTCCCGCTCGGCCTGTTCCGCGGCAGCAATGTCCGTGGGATGCTGCGTCACGTCCGCCTTCTCCCGCGCCAATATCATGATAGTTCGCAACGCCCGGCCCATTGCTCCGTTGACTAAACTGTGGATCTCGCCCATGCGCTGTGACTGCCGGGCCACATACCCTCGCGCCTCTTCCACTGCCGAGCGGGCAATGCGGCGGGCGCGGCGGGCGTTCCATTGTGTCATGAACGCCACTAGGAATATTCCCAATAGTGTTCCCCATTCCGTAGCTTGTTGGGTCGTTATCATTTTCGTATTTCTTTGAATGTGCACTCTGGTTGGAGAAGAGCACTTCTGAAACTGCAAAACCTATCACCTCTCCGTAGGCAAGGCGGGCGGGGCGGTAAGACGGAGGACTGCCGGCTCGCCCGGAATCGGCGGAGCGGCTGAAGCAATTTCACGAGTCACCCGCACGACACCGCGGAAGAAACCGGGCGCGGTCAAGTCAGTGCCCATCGTGGCATACTCCACCCAGGGCCCTGAAGGGTTATCGGACTTCTCCACATTGAACGCTAACTGGACGACGTTCGTTTTAAGATTGCCCGGAGGAAAGATGCCGCGCGGGGTGAAGTAGGATGCTTCATTGGAGAAATCGCTCTCTAGGCCAGCCGAGTTGTAGGCCGTCACAGCAAAGAAGAACTGTTGGTTGCGTGTGGGCAGCAAGCTGGTCACGTTAGTGATATTGCCCACGCTAGTTCGATTCGTGTATTGCCGGGAGCCTATCCCATAATAAAGGTTGTAACCCGTGACGCTCGCATCCGGAGCCGGGTCCCATTGCAGCCGCACGGTCGGCGGAGCATTGCTAGGAAAGAGGAAGATGGCCGACTGGGCATAGGCCGCAGTGAATAGTAAGCTAAATGTTAGAATAGATAATATCTTTTTCATCCCCACAACTATAAGACCCACCTAACTTAGTTGCCAGCCGTAACTTGTTTGAGCAGTTCCTCCGCCGAAATGGGAGTGTAACGACGCAGAATGATGCAATTCTTTTTTAGGCTATCCAACACAATCTTCCTATCTTCCTCAGCGGCCAGTGGGATCAAGGCCTCCAGTTCCTTGCTCGACATAACACTGCCGATCACACCCGCCATGATCTTAAGGGACCCGCCGAGCAGCTGATACTGGTTCGCCATGATGGTGAACTGGTCACAAAGTGCATTGTATCCGTTCTCCTCCGACATTTTCAAATCCGCAAGTATGCGGGTCCAACGCCGCTCCATCTCCTCCACCGACACGCCCAGCTTCTTAGCAATCATCGCATCCGGCACGTTGCCCGCCTTGAGTTTGAATAAGTATCCGTCGTCAGTAACCTTCATATAGCTATACTCTCCGCAGCTTCCAGAACTGCAAAATGGACCGCTCCTTCTCCCGCGTGCTTAGGTGCCCGTGTTGGTGGGCAGCGTCGGCTTGGTGTCCCGTCCGCATGCCATCAAACCCGCTAACGTCAAACTTGCACTGGTGCTCCTTGAGCCAAGCGAGCAGGCAGAACCCAGTTGTGGGAAACCGTTTTCCTATCTTCACCGCTAAGGGAAAACAAGTTTGGATATGGCGGTCACTTTCCGCATAGATCACCGGGCCCAAGCGGGCGTGGAAGTCATCCACAAACTTGTCCCGCTTCTTCGCCAGCGGCCACGTCCAGGGAATAAAGATGGGATAGACGGGGCGGGGATCTATATCGCGGAAGCCGTTCGCCACCCAGTGCGTCACCTTGCTGCCGGAGAACCCGCCCAGCACATAGTTATTGATACGGATGACTGTAGCGTAGTCCTGCTCCGGCACGGGCGAGCTTAAGACCCCGTTGCCAACAACGAGGATGGGACGAGTCAAGCTAGCGAGCCATGAAGTCAAGTGTTCGGACATTTTCAATCCACTCCAAAAGTATCTTCCGGTTGCCATCCATTGTGGATTTGTAAACCGGATCGCTGGAGCCCGGGTGCCACTTGTGAATGAGGCAGAGTCGATTGTTCCACTCGTAGAGCTGCTTTGCTTTCGGCCGGCTGATTTCGTCACGGCATCTTCGCGTGACGTTCTCCAAGGTGATCACGCCCGGCAGCGGGTCCTTGTCGAACTGGTATCGCTCCAGCATGTAGATTTGCTGATAGTCCTCCCAGCCGTAACCACGGAAACGCTCGTCACACCCGCCCAGCTTCAAGTAAGTTCCGCGGCGGCAGATGAAATTGGTTGCGGCCGGAAGCAAGTAGGAAGAGGAGGAGTAAGTCCGCGGACTCGCCATAACCGTATTGTAAGTCTTCACCGACAGCGGTTCCTTATCGGGAAGTATCATCAAAAACCGCTTGTTAAGATAGAACATTCCGCCGTTAAACCAGGCGCCCGGGCTGGCGTGGGAAAGCACGGGCAGCAACTCGCTGAAATATTCCGTATGCGGCAGACTGTCTATGTCTAACTTCATGATCCACTCCGTGCTGGCCTGCTCCGCTCCTAAGTTGTGGTAGTGACCGATGGACAAGCCCGGAGGTTCAAACTGGTGAAGGGCGTGGATGTTGGTCCCTTTAGTTTCCTCATCCCACCAGCTAGGGACCGGCTCGCCCACAAAGTAAATGAGATGCTGGACTGACGGCAGCGTGGCCGCCTTAATGCACCGCAGCCACGTCCGCAAGGCGTCGGGTCGGTTCCAATAAGCTGTGATCGTAGTGAGGATCATACCCGCTTGTAATAGCAGTCACCCCAACCTTGCTTCATCATTCTCGTCTCCCGCGCCTCAAACCCGTAGCCAGCTAAGTAGTCTGCAATCTCCGGCGCCAACGGGCAGCCTTTGTAAAGATGCCGCACGTTCACCTCAATGTAAGCATGGTCGAAGCTGAGCAGCAAGTTCTCCATACCTTTGAGCGCGAGCAGTTCCGCCCCTTGCAAGTCGATATTGAGAAACCAGCCGGGACCCACGCTCAGCCCGTGCGTAGCGAGCAGCGTATCTACCCGCGTCGTCTTCATCTTTAAGAAATTGACGAACTTGCAATCCGGATGCTCGACGGCATGCGTCCCAAATTCCAGGAAACTGGAACTTTGCCCACCGTTGTTAGCCACGTTAAATGTAACGGTCTCGCCGTCCTTGTCGCTCACGCAAGCCAGCAAGGCAGTAGAACCCGGGTAGGACGCGATGTGCCGGACGAGAGCCGCGTGGACAACGGGCAGGGCTTCCACCCAAATCACGTTCTTAATGCCTTGCGCAGCATATGCGGCAGCCTCCTGCCCCGTGTTAGCGCCGAGGTGGAGGACTCCCGGGGTTTTGATCTTGTGCCGGGCGAACAATTCATCGAATGGAATTAGCATGTGACAACTTTTTTAATATACTCAGCCGCGATTTCTTCCCGGCGGGCCCACGAGCAAGGTCCCGCTAAGTGGATGGTCGGCATGCCCAGTTCCCAGATCGTGCCGTCGCTCCAAATTTCCGGAGCGAAGCAGCCAATCTCTTTTCCCGTGCAAGCCCGGATGCCTTTATACTCCCACTTGCGAACGAGCTCATCCATATACCATTGCTCCCAGGGCTCGTGGAGCATCTTGGTAAGTTTGCCCGGGACAATGAGCGGGGAGCCGTGCTCGCAACGCTGGACCCACTCGTCTGTGAAGGCGCGGGCCGCTCCGCTATTGCGCCACACCGTCAGTCCAGCGCAGAGGTAGGGCCACGCCGGCCAGTTAGTTTGGTGATACGCTGCCATGAACTCGTCCCGCACCAGCCTAATCAGCTTGGCTAAGTCCACCCGGTAGTCCATGAAAAGCACGTCCGCATCAGCCCACAGAACGTAATCGTATTGCTCCTTCAGAGCTTTGCTGATCTCGTGGACCTTAGAATAGCTAGGATGCAAGTCCGTCCAGTAGGGTTCACTCACCTCTTCATACTCGTAGCCTTGCGCCAGCGCATACTCTTTATGATTTTGAACGAGCCCGTTGCACCACTGCCGGATGTTGGGCGTGGCAATGGTAAGAAGTTTCTTTCTCATGATTTTCTAACCCACCAAGAGGGATAGTCTTTTTCTCCCGTCACTGCGAGCACGGGCCCCAAGTTGTTCATCTGCACAAACTCGTTCACTGCGGTCTTCACTCCGTAGTCCCCTGACTGGATAACTCCATCAAGATAGTCATGCCCGGCAAAGATCCCGCCCACCTTCACCTTCGGCCACCAAAGCGCAATGTCCTTGCGGATGAACTCGAGCTTGTGGTTAGCGTCGATATAAACAAAGTCGAAGAAGTTGTCGGGAAACAGAACCGCCGCCGCGTCGGAGAACATGCGCATTACCCGCGACCGCCCTTTGTAGAGAACAGACTTGTCCATTACCAGCTTGAAGCGGCGCTCCTGCTCGGTAGTATCTTGATTACAATAATCCCGATAGATACCCTCCGTTAAGTGGAGCCAGGGATCTACCTGATAACAAGTGCCCGGCCACCTATCCAACAAGTAAAAGCTGAACCCTCCTTCCGCAACACCGATTTCCACTGCGTTGCCCGTCAGCCCCAAGCTCACTAGATAAGGGGCGAAGTCATTCCGTTTTTGAGGTAGTTTCATTTTGATTACCATTGTCGTGCGATGCGCTTTGCGGGTATGGGCCGCTCCCACACCCTTTCACCTTCCCACTTGGGAACCTTGCCAACGTAGGGAACCGCGTTGCCCGTGTCAATGTAAGCTTGCTGGGAGCCGCCGCGTTCGCTGATGCGTCCCGGCAACGGGCGGTTATACCAATAGAAAGGCTGATACTTCTTCTCATTAATCCCCACACTCAGGACGTTAAGGGCCCGGAGCCGGCGGTCTAGCTCCTGGTCGTCACCCGCATACTCCGCCCGATAGCCTCCTACCTTTGCAATGACGCTGCGGCGATATCCCCAACACCCGTGGTAGGCGCACCGGTTCCGCTTGGCATTGTGCGTCTCGCATTGCACCCACTCTTCGTTTACAAAGTCCATGGCGTGCTTGGGCTGGCAAACCTCCCCGGAATGCAGAGCCTCCGCCAGAGACTCCAGCCACCAGGGCATATAAATGTCGTCATCGTCCGCCTTGGCCAGCGCCTCGCTGTCAAAGGACGCAAGCGCGATGGCCGCGTTGTTCTTTTCACCTAGGCTCCGGAACCGGCGCGGGACAGAGATCAAGTGCCAGCGGTCCCCGCTTTGGTTTTCATACTGCCCGCCGTCGTCCAGGATAATGAGTTCGCGGTTCTCGTAGGTTTGATTTTCGAAGCAAGCAATCATCCTGCCCAGCAACTCGGGACGATTAAGCGTCGGGCAAAAGGCAGTTATCTTCATACAGATGTCAATCTTCCAGCTGTCAAATAACCATGCCACAAATCAGGCGCATGGATGCTAGGGACCAGCGTCGGCTTTTCCTCGTTGCCATCCCATCCCCATACCCTAGGTCCGCCGGGTGGGCCCTTCTGTATTCCCAACGCATCAGGCCCGCTAGTGCCTGGAATCCAAATGTAAATGTGGGTGAAGGTATCATCGAAACAGAAGTCACCCACCTTCTCTATTCCTCCTTGTCCCTTCTCTTTCCCAAATCCTACTTTGTGGCAATCGATGCTTTCAGTGTTCATAATCTCTTCCATTCCGGCGGAACAATATCCTTTGTTTCTAGCCCACCCCATCCCGGAACAAACCAAAGTTTTGGCATGACAACCTGCTTGTTGGAGTTTTGATTGAGCCACGCGCCCCACCAGCTAAAAGTAGAGGCAGAACAAATCTGGTGCTCGCATCCGCTCATTAAACAAAGGTCCTCGACCTCATTCCGACCTTCGGAAAAGGTGATCCAATCCTTTCCGCCAAATGTCTGTTTGCACCAGGCAATATCGTCGCTAAAGAACACGAACCGATAACCGGGGAACAACTTCATCGCTTGCTCTATCCATTCCTTGCCTATTTGCGGGTGCTTCTTATGCAGGCGCAGGAAGTCTCCGCGCCGGACGTGGACGGAGACATACCCCTTCCACTCCATCCAAGAAAAGTTCCACTGCTCCAACAACTGGTCGCGATAGTGCTTGAAGTATTTCTCGCTTTGCCAATAACCATCCAAAATGATGTTCTTGTCTCGCCAATCACTCTGGAAAGGAAGTTCCTGGCAGGCGAAACCCTTTTCCGTAATGAGAACCTCCGGCAGGTTAGGGTCCCACTTCGCATTCACCAAATGCTGGAGATAAACGGGCCCCTTCTTAGTAGGCGCATCGGGCAGGGTATAGTCCAGCCCGTGTTTCCAAGCGTAGGCCATCGCCGCCGCTGCTTGGAACAAGAAGTTACCCATCCTTCCGTAGGTTAAAGGTTTGACCATTAGTCCTCTTGCCCTTTCACTTCTTGCGGAGGGACCGACTCGGTTTCCTTGATGATTTTAATTAAGTTGCCACCAATCATTTTCCGCGCGGCGGCCAGTGCGTGGCCCTGGCAACCTCCTTCCAGAAAGGGAATATGGATTTCATTGATGTCTTGTGGGATAGTTGCATTGAGCAAGTTAGCGACATGCTTGTCGCGGCATTCCCACTTGTTCTCCTCGTCGTGCCACAGGGCCGTTTCTTCAAAGAGTTCAATCATTAACATATCACAAGCCCTTTATCATTTTCACAATCGCGTCGAAGTATTCCGGGTCAGCATGGGCGAAGGCAGCGGCATCCTTCCACAGTAACTCAATGCCGACGGAAATGACTTCGCTGGCGTGCCCGTCCTCATACACCCGGCCGGCATAGACGCGGGTCTTATTGAACATATCCTTCTTGCCGCGGATTCCTTTGCTATGCCCGGGCAGCTGGACGATCTTTTCGCCCACCGTCCGCTGCTCAAAGAAAGCGGTCTGCGCATTCATGATGGACTTAATCTTGTAGGAAAGGTGATGTCCGAACTCATGCGCCAATGTGGAGTGGTCGAGGGTCTTGTTTACCGGCATCGTGATTGTATCCTTCCACGAACTGTAGAGTCCGTTCGTGTTCCCCTTTAACGTCTTCAAATCCACCACAAGTTCATTGATAGCCCTTATCTCCGCTTGTGTGGCCCGTCCTTCCGGCATGAACTTTAAGACCTCGTTCATAGTTCCCGAATAGCGTTGCTCCACGCCCGGGAGATCGACCACGTTCGCCAAACTCTTCTCCTCAAAGAGTGCTTCCCGTGCGGCCTTCGCCACCGCTTCGTCCAGATCCCTCCGCGCAACATAGCCGGCACTGGATGCTTTGTCGTAAGCGTCTTGTAAGCTCTGCAATCGCTCGTTAAAAATTAAGTCCTCCTGGGCGGTGAGCGTGCCTCGAATGGCCGTGTATTCCTGCCGGCCCTTTAGATAGGCAAGATAAGTATCGCTGGCCTTCTGCTCCAAAACTGCGGTCTCCGGATTTCCACGCGCGACCTTCGCCGCCTCAGTGAACATATTCTTTCGATACTCCTCCGCCGTAGCAAACCGGGTCGGAGCGGGAGCGGTTGGGACGCCCGGAGCGGGAGCAAGCGGCGCGGGTGGGATCGGTTCCGGCAGTGGCACAGGCGGAGGCGATACGGGCACCGGAGCTACGGGAGCGGGTGGCAATGGAGCGGGCTGGGGTATAGGCGGCGTCGGAACAGGTGTCGGCACTGGAACTGGCCCCGGCGGCGGCAAAGTGGGCGGAGGGATGGGCTGGACGCCCTGCTTAAACTTCCACAGTGCCCGGTTGGACCGCCACACTTCCCGTTCTAGGGTCTTGAGTTCTTCCCCGGTGATCCCCGCCTTCTTGGCTGTATTGAAAGCCGCACGGGCCGCTTTCAACGCCGCTTCCAGTTCCGGGCGGGACAGGGTCGCAGCCATGGCATCGGCCTCGCGGATAGCCTCAGCAGACAGGTCGCCCGCTGCCGCAATGCCGGCCTCCAGCGCCTCCTTCGCCGTATCGGACTCCGCCGGAATCCACGTGCATCGGCAATTAGGATGGAGGGGTATCAACCCGCGGGCTTCTTCCACAGAAAAGATTTGCCCTTCCATAGGCTCGCATTCCTCGCAGACGCGATCGTCACCGGCCGTGCTCCACTCCGCCTTCACACCCAAGTCCTCCACTCCCAACTTAGTAAAAGCGTCCAGCTGCCCTTCGGCATGGGCGTTGATGACTTCTGTCCGGGCGATTGTCATTGCTCGGCTATTGGAGAGGCTGTCAATCGCCTCGAACATATCCTTTGCGATCTCCTGGGCCCCGCTGCCGTCCGCCATTCCTTGCGCGAGAATTAAATTCATGCGCGAGCCCATCGTGGCCGTAATGCCGTTCATGCCTTCCCAGGCGCGGGTCCCTAGCATCTGAATCTTCGACATTACCTCCGGCGCACCGAAGGCGGAGCGGAGGAACTGTTCCTGGGTTTGCTCGCCCACACCCGCCGCCGCGAGCAGCTTTCCCTCCTTGCTGGACAAGTAAGCGTTCGTAAGCCCGCGCTTATAAGCTGACTCAACGAACTCAGTTGTCCACGGCTGCCCGTGCGGCGTCCCCGGGTCAGGTGAAAGAACGTTCGCTTCTACTTGCTTGCGGAACCACTCATTAAAGATGGTAAGTTTCTGGGCGTCCGTGCGGAACTCGTATTCACGTGGGCTGATGTTGCCCACCAGTTTCTCAAAAGGAACGCGGTCGCGAGCGTCCAGCCCGAGTGCGTCTAGCGTCAGGAGGAACTTGCGCAGCTCTCGCTTGAGGTTGGCAAACGTCTTGCGTATCTCCAACATGAACTTCTTGCGGATCATGAGCGTGCGGGTAGGGTCCATCCGCAACGGGTTCTTGGCGTTGCGGATGAGTCGCTCAGGGGAATGAGCCGCGCAGCAAGGCATTGGGCTAGCCTCCGAAGCGGTTCCCATTTCCACCCGCGGGCGCGGGCAGGGCGCCTCTAGCTCCCGGCGGAGCCACGATCGTAGGCGGAGGCGGCGGCTGTATGAGCTTGTCCTCCTCGTTCGCCAGCTGTTTCTCCGCTGCTTCGATCACAGAATCTGCCTCCTCGTCCGACAAACCCAGCACAAGCGTGAGGTAGTGGAAGGGTGGCATCAGCACATCACACCCGCCTTGCACATACTTCGCCAGTGAATTGGACTGCTTCTCCGCCACGCTGGCTTTATCCAAGTCTGTTGGGCTATTCAAATCCGGCCAGTCCACTTCGTATCCCTCCGCCGGCATAGGCAACACACCCGCTGCAATCAGCCGCTCGCAAAACGGGCGGAGGATAAAAGGATTTACATACTCATTACGACGCTTAGTGATGCGGGCGTTCCAGGCGCGGGTGTCTTGCTCGGACGCCAGCTGGGCCGCTTCCGACCCGACTAGGACCCGCCAAGGGACGCCCATCGCCACAGCAATAAGCTTGAGCTGGAGGTCAGCATGGGGACCGGGGTCAGCCACCTGCACGCTCAGCGACTTGGCCGTCATGCCAATCGTAGCGATGTAGCGTTGGAGGCCGTTCATGTAGCCCTCAATCTGCTCCTTAGTTGCCTCCTTATCAAACTCCACATCATCCTCCATGTTTTGACTCTCGAGAGATATGCCAGGGAATCCACCCTTCCAAAACATCTCGCCGGACCCGCCGGATATCTTACGTAAATCAAGCAACCGGTCGAAAACCTTTTCCATGCGCGGGCAGCCATAAATTTCAGAGTTGGTGCGGTTGTCAGCAAGATGAATCATACGAGTCCAGTGGACTTCTTGAATCTGCTTCACCCCAGAAAACATATCCTCAAACGTGACGCGGTAGGTAACCGGCTGGCCATAACGCGGGGAAGAAACGTCTGTCTCCAACGTAGGAACCTCCAACAACGTCTCATCAAAGGGGCGGAGGTAGAGCAGCTGGGTAGGTTCGCCCGTGCCCGGATTATCGAGCGTGGCAGTGAGGACCCGCTGCATCGGCAGGTTCAAGGGAAGTCCGTCATCGAACCCAAGCAGCAAGGCACCATAACGCCCAATGCCACTCAGGATATCGGCCCGCTGGAGATAAGTGAAGATGGGTATCTTCTCCACTAGCTCCTGCCAAGCTAGCTCGAATTCGGTTTCCGCCTCGTCCTCCGTTTCGTAAACGTCCGGCGCCTCTTTCCAAGTCTCCTCCGGCATCAAGGACACCACTCGAGAGGCGACATCACCCCGGGTGAACATGCGCTTGTAATCAGATGTAATGATGGTTTCTGGGTGACCGCATTCCGCATCGATATCCCGCCGCGGGTCCATGAGCTTGGAAATCCACGCCTTGCGGGTGAGCAAAACATTTCGAACTAGGTTGGCCAGTTTCATAATTGCTAAGATAACACGGAGCCCGGAGGAGACTAGCAGAAAAATCAGGGCGAAGTTCTCAGCCCGCCAGGCGGTGGAAAGGTATTCGTCCACGTGTAGAATAAAATGCCATCCCGATACCACTCCACCCGAACGATGGGCGCAACCATACTAGCGAAAGAGGCGCTGAGCGTAATCGTATTTGAAACCACGGCTCCGTTGGTGGGATAATTCCATTGGCTCCACATGGGCCCTTGCTCCTGTCCGCCCATAGGCATCACGAGGATCGTAATTGCGATAGAGCCAGTGACTGCAATAAGCAGCATCAAGAAAAGGCTTTTAAGTTTCTTCACGCTGGCAAGCTAATGCCTCGGGAAAGGGGAAGGAAAGAGAAATGCGGAGTAGCCACCGTTCACTAGCAGCGACTACTCCGCAACACTATTATCTCCAATCGGGCTAACGACCACGAACTCATCATAGAGGGAAGCGCCGAAAGGATGCACGCACCGGTCGGCCGCAACCCAGTAACCTTCCCGGCAGCCATACCCAACAATTTTGCCCAGCTCGCCCTTCTCGGCGTAAATGCACGCCGGACGGTCTTCGTTAGCAGGAGCGGTCAGAGACTTGAGAAAAGCAATGCGAGTGCCAACCGCAGGCAGCGGAGCCCGCGAGCGGGTGTCGTTGTCCGCGAACTTACTCTTTTTGTTCATGTTCCCGTCTGGCACTCGCAAATTTAATCCTCGTCGCGGGCCTTGCGGTCCCGGACAATAGCTTCATCGATTGCCTTGTCCGACAACTTCTGCTCAAGCAGCCGCAGCTGGATCTCACGGGCGTCTATCTCTTTGATCGCCTCGTCCACCCGCTCCATCCAACCGCGCGTGACGCCATACTCACCACAGTTGGGCGTGGTGCGATAGTCCAATAAAAGTTGCTTAGCCTTGCTCATCGAAACTCCTCCGCCGTGTCTACAGTCTTGAACTTGACACTGTCGTAGATATCCATCGTCCAAGGAAACAACCCGCGCACAATCTCCTTCATCGCCTTCGCGTAGTCTTGATGTTCTCCCTGAGCGTGCGGGTCGTCCCGCAGCATGAAATACTTGAGCAGGTTGTTCAGGTCCCAGCAGCAATAGAACTCGGTGTAGATACCCACCGGCAGCACAATTCGCGCTTGCTCCCGCGCGACACCGAGCGCGAGGAGCCGCTGATATTGCTGATAGGCCTTCTCGTAGAATCCCTTCACCTCTAAATTAGCGCACCAAGCATCATCCTCGTCTAAAACACCGTCGCTACTCTGCTTGTTCTTCGTGTCTTGCAAGCGCCACACGGCCGGCATAAAGAACTCTTCTGGCAGCATGCTATAACGGGCGGACACCTCGTTCACGTTCTGCATGCGGTGGCGGATATACTGCCGCATCACAAAGATGGGCATCTTGATATTGAACTTCACCTTCACCATCTCGAAGGGGCTGGTGTGACGGTTTTTAAACAGGTAGCGGAGAAGCTTGCGGTCCGCCTCCTCGCCTTTGCTGGCGCTGTGGTAAGACACGCGGGCCGCCTCCACAATATCGAGGTCGGTCCCCAAGTGGTCAATATAACGAACGAACCCGTGATCATGCACGGGGATGGTGTGGCCTTTAAGCAATGTCATGAATTATTATCTCCTACAGGCAGTTTCATTTAGGAAAGTGGCGCCAATACCAAGCTTGCAAGTCACTGCGGGTAGCGAGGAGGCGGGCGTCAATCAGGCCCCATTCCTCGGGGCGTTGGCTGTTCCGCATCTCGTGGGCGCGGGCCGCTTGCTCTAGCTTGTCTACGAGGTCCTTGAAAACCTCGAACTTGGTTTTGGGTTTGGTGTGGGAAGTGATGCTCATATTATTTCGGTTCGGTAATAAGCCCCTTCCGTTCCCACTCCATTGCGTTCACTCTCTCGATCAGTTCCTTGATAAGGACTTGTGACCGTTTCTGCTGATTTACCAACTCGACCGCCAGAGAATACTGATTAGTCGTGAGGTGGAGCACCTTATTAGCAAAGGCTTCTGCGTCCTTGTCTAATCGGTTGATCTTCCGCTCCTGCACGATCATAAACATGAGGATGGAAGCAAGGCAGATAAAGTCGAGGACTCTAGTAAATTTCATACGGGGTGTCGGTCGCGCTCGCAGCATTGCCTCTTCCGCGCCTTAAGGATTTGCTCCCGCCGCGCCTTGTTGGCGTCGAGGTCCTGTGCCATCATCAGCATAGACTCAAACCCGCCGATGACGAGGAGGCAGATGTTAGCGTCGTTACTGTGCGGGGACATTTCCAAGCTGATGCTGGTCCCGTGCGTCTTCTGCAAGTTAATGTTGAACATGCCAGCGGACGTTGCCACCCAGCCCTTCCCCATTCCCTTCATATCGCAGTGGCACGCGATATCCGGCGCAAAGACGGGCAGCGAATAACCCTGCTCATTAGTGAACATCACATATTTCATATTAACAAAACAGTAGGAGGAAAAAGATGGCGATGATCGCCAAGATTAACAGCCACTCATCTGCTTCTTTATAAGTCATGGGTTGGAAGATAACCACGACGCTTCCCTTTGCTGCCGCTGCCACACTTCCAACCGCCGCTTAATCTGGCGCCAGATGTGCCGCCACCGCTTGCGAGTAAGGACCCCGCGCTGGACCCGCCGATAGAAATAGGCTGCAACGATGGGTGAGCGGTCCTTTGGAATTCGTGTAGGCCGTTTCATGCCGCACGGGTGATGGAGTAAACCTCCTCCCAAGCGATTGGGAGTTTGAAGAACTGACCCAGAGCCGTCGCGAGATTGTCTGCCATCTCCACCCGCGTGCAAAAGCTGCCCTCGGAGTCAAAGTAAATTATCAAGTAGCGTTTCATATACTTATTATCTCCAACCGCCCGCGTCCCGCTGCCACTGGCGCCAGTTGCTCTTGAGATAAAGCACGATCACCCGCCAGTGCCACGGGCCCTTCCCCGAGTTCATCCGCTCCCGCAGCCAACCTGCCTCGTCCATGCTCAGCGCCAGCCGCTCTGCTACTTGCGCAACCAACAACGCATCCTTCGCCCAGTGCGGCATGTCGGACGACTTACGCTGGTGAGGCGGGTGCATCACACTACCTAGCAGCCTCCTCGAAGACGACCTGTTCCACGGGAGCAATGCCCACGCCACTCTCCTCGCCCGTGAAGTAGTTGGTGGACGTGACTCCGCGCCACATGCCCGGGTGTGCATAGAATTCCACGTGCAAGGACTGAACGTTGGTGAGCACGTGGCAGGAGGTTAACGGCCGGCGGTTGTCGTTGTCGGGAACCTCCCGAACGTTAAACGAGATCCCGTTGGTTTCCCACCCAGGCGGACTATGCCATTGCAGCGACACCTTGTGGAAGCCGGCTGGGACCCGCAGCTCGCTGAAGGACGACACCGGCGTGGAACTGGCGGCCATCAGCATAGTCCGGGTCGCCTTAGGCGCCAGCGGACTGCTCTTGCATCCGAGCACGAGGGACAGAATGAATATCGAACTTAGTTTTAATGTCATATAATCTTTGTTTTACCATCCACCCATTTTCTTCTTCTTCCGGGCCAGGCGGTTGAACGCGGCTCCGCTAGCGTCCACCTGGTCCTTGTATTTGCTCGCCGGAAAGTAGCGCAGCTCTTCTACAAAGTCGCGCGTCCAAGCCCTTTTAAGCACGTGGACATTGCCGGAGCCCACCTGGGACGAGAAGGGATAAGCTCGGCTCTCCTTATCCCCGGTAGGATGGAAGCACAGGACTTTGTAGCCCGCTAGATTCTTTACCGTGTGCTCGCCCGACTCCTTGCCACCGCTCCCGCCTTCGATCTCCAGCACTACCGTCACCCCGTGCCCGTCCAGTTCCGCCGTTTGCGCGATCACGGACTCCCGCTTCGTCGATCCCCATTGCCCGCGCACCACGTCGACTATCCAATACTCGTCCGCTTTGTCGATGCCCATCAACACACCCACGGACCAAGCGCCGCCGTCCTCCGTGCCCGCCTTGTCCCAGCTGCGCACCCAACGTCGGATGTCTTTAGCGGGCACCTCGTCCTCAAGCTTGAGCAAATCCGTCTTAAACATTCCTCCGCCCAAGGGAACTGGGTCCTGGAGGATTTGGCTCGCGTATCCGTAGGCGCCCAGTTCCTTCTCTTGCGCTTGCAGGACGGTCTTGCTCATGCGGATGGGGTCCAGCAATCCGTGGACGTAGAACTCGGCCAGTTCCGGCGGCGACACTTTGTCTGTGATTTCCCCCGGAAGGCAGATGTGTTTGAGTCCCGCTCCGCCGTGCTTAGCTATCATTTCCCCGGACGGGTCGCTTTGGTGCAAGCGTTGCTGAACGAGGATGATCACGGAAACCTCCTTATCGACCTTGCGCGAGGGCAGCGTGGTCTCCATCCACCTATTCGTCGTCTTTAACTCCGCCTCCGAGTAGGACTCCTCGGGATTCAGCGGATCGTCAATAAGCAGAAAGTGGCCATGATAACCCGTGGCCGCTCCGCCCACACCCACCGACAAGCGGAAGCCCTTCTCGGTATTTACGAAGAGCCCCTTCATGTTTTCGTCCTCCCGCAGCTGGATGTGGGGGAAGCAATCTTGATAGAGTTCCGACTGGACGATATCCCGCATGCGCACCGCGTCCTTGAGGGCGACCTGCTGGGCGTAGGACCCGCACAAGAACTTCGAACTTCCCATCCGGGCCCAGCACCACGCGGGGAACATCTGCGACACGACGGTGGACTTGGTGCTCCCGGGCGGAATGTTGACCAGCAGGTCGTAGAGCTTGGGCTGGCCGGCGAAGACCCGCTCCGCCACGATCTGCAATTCGTCGCACAAATATTTGATGTGCCAGTTGGGAACCAGTTCCTCGTGGACGACTTCCCGCCAGAACTCGAGGAAGAACTGATAGAAGGATTCCTTTACAACCGAGGCAACTAAGTCCACTTCAAGAAATACGGGAGCGGCTTGCATATTAGAACTTGTGGGCGTTGAGCGGAAAGCGTGGCTTAATGCCCGCCTCCACCCGCTGGTGTTTCTGCAAGTGCGCAGCAAAGCGGACCGCGTTGCTAAACCGCCGCTGGCACTTGGGACAGATGATAGGCTTCTTCATTGTTATCCCCTAAGCAACGCCATCGAGGACGGTATGTCAAATCTGATAATCCGGCTCGGGTGCGGCTTCCAGGAAACTGTGATGATAGTATTGAACTGCTTTATGCCCGTCAAAAAGAATCCTCACGCTCTCTAGATCCTTCGTATATCCCTTCACCGTAGCAATGTGCGGGCAGACGATTCTTGCGTGCTTGCGTGGCCATATTCTCTTGGCCTCCGCCGTATATTGCACCCGTTGCTCTCTGCGCATTCATATCTTCAAGAAGCGGAATCCGACAACGTAGAAAAACCACATCATCCCAAAGCAGACGAACCAGCCCTGCAACCCGCTGCAATGGGCGAGAAGACTCACAAACGCCGCGCTCATGAGCACGGCTCCCACCGCAATCCCGCCGAAGTAGAAGAGGAATTTCATACTTCAATCTTTGCAGAAGACAAGCAACAATATTCAGGGCCCTCGTCCGGCTCCGTAACAGTAACCTCCCTCAGTGGGTTCTCAGTGCCGTCCTTCTCCGTGAAAGGACCTGAGTTCAGTTTAACTTCAATATTACCATATTGCTTACGGTAACAATGAAGCCATTTCATTAGAGTATCAATTTTCATTGTTTTCTTAATTTCTCGAATCGTCTCCAAGTCCTTTAGTCTCTTCGATTGCTAAAATATCCAGGGTCATTTTGCACACAATTTCAACCCACCCTTTACCATCAAGTTCAGGGTCTGCAAAAGTAACCTGAAGCACGGGGTCCGCTATCGTTCCGCATGGGATGGTCTGTGGATCATCCAGCAACACCGTCACCTCTACATTGCCTCCATGCTCCCGGCGGAGTCCTTCTAATTGCTTAATGAATTTATTCAGCTTCATGGTATATGTATTATCAGAAATGGGGCGGACTCCCGCCCCGGTTTTGTTTAGACTGCTTTGCCCCGCGTAATGATTGTTTGCGGGACACCGTTGAACTGGTCGTGCTTCTTCACCGTGGCCTTGAGCTTCAGCGTATCACCCTCGTTCGCGACGGACTTGCTGGCGAACCAAGTAACCTGGTTGCCGTCCTTGTCCTCGAAGCGGGTGATGTAAGTCGTGCCGAAGTCGCCCTCGCGGGTGATCACACTCTTGCACGTCAGCTCAAATACTTCCCGTGCGCCTACAGCCCCAATGTGCTTCAGGAAGGGCTTGCGGGCGTCCAGCGCCTTGCGGGATGCCACGTTGCGGAGGAACTGACCAGCATAAGCGATCAAGCTAGCCTTGCGTTCCGGGAGAACTTCGAAGTTGACGGCATACACGAGCGCCTGGGCGAACTCGTCGTCCGCGGGCGCCTCGTAGCTCTTTAAGCGTTCGATAATCGCGTCCGCCGCGGCCCACATCGGGTGCGACGGGTTCTGGAACATACCCCAGATGCCGTTGGTGAGCGGCTTGCCCTGAGCGTCCGTGGGCATCGGAGCCGTCGCAACGGAGGCAGCCTTGCGGTGGGTGCCGTCGGCGATCAATTGACCCCACTCGTCCTTCTGGTTGTATTGCCAGCCGGACTGGCTGTTCATCCACTCCGCAGCGGCGATCACGCGGCGGGCGGAAACAACGTGGGTGGAGCGGCGTCCACTACCTGCTTCTCCGGGCCAGCACTCGTCTTCGCCCAGGTCAAACATGCTGACGACGAGGGACAGGAACTCGAGCTTGAGGAGCCCGTCGTGGCCGATGTAGTCCGCAAAGCAGTTGCGACCGACCTGCATCTGGCGGGCGTCGTCCTTGTTCTGGATGATGTAGGTAAAATTACGGTTGCGGGACGTGTGGCAGTGGTCGCAGTTGCACGGGTCGGCCGTGGTCCACTTCGCGGCCAGGTCCAGGTCCTTCACGTCCACAAACGTAGTGCCGTCCTCGAGGCGTTCGATCTTGCCCAAGAGGGTCCAGCGATACTGCTCAGCGTCCGGGAGGACGAGCTCGTATGCGGTCACGTCCACGGGGATACGGCATTCGCGCTCGCGGGACTCGCCCTCAAGCGTCTCGATGACCACGCGGGTCTGTTCCACAGTCTTGCGGCCGAGGTTCGTGTAGGTGATCGGGGCGAACCCAACTTTGGCGGCGCGCTTGTTCAGGCGGGCGATTTCCTTTTCGAACGCCCAGGTTTGACTCACAAGTATCTTCATATGGGTATTGATAAGCAAGGGTTAGGCCCAGATCACAAGGGTCGGACTTCGATGTTAATATAACGGAGCCCGGCCCACTTCTGAGCACCCTTCTGGGCATTCTTCAAGGACATGGACCACTGAAGGACGGTGAGCTTTCCCAACCCGTTGGCGATGTTTTGCTCCAGCAACTCGCAGCGGGTCCGGACCTGGCGGTCGATATTGGTCTGGACGTTGGTGGACCAGCCGTCAGCCAAAGTCTTCTCCTGGCCAGTCTTCGCGCTACAGATACGCTGGTGGGCGTGCGGGTGGGTTCCTTCGATCTGTGCCTTGTAGTATTCTGCGTTCGAGCGGTCCGTGGCGTTGGCCTGGCTATACTCCCGGCGGAGCGAGGCAATGTCCTTGCGGCCGATGACCACGTGGGTGTAGACACGGTCGGAGGAACGGGTGAAGGTGATCCCTTCGAGGGTGTAGGAGAACTTTGTTTTCATATGCGTATTGATAGCAGGTTGCGTGCCCGGGTCACTTGGCGAGCCAAAGTTCAATCCGGCCGAACGGCGGCGGGTTAAGGATCTCGAACTTTCGGCCGCGCGACAACGGCTTGACTGTTAGTGTCTGCACTTTGCTGCCGTCCACGACCTGGAGCACCTTGGCGGTTTCCACCTGGCCCGAAGCATAGGTGATCCGGACTACCTCGCCGACTTCGTATTGCATGTTTTTCATCATGACAGTATATAAGCAGATCAACGGCCCAGATGCAAATTGCTGCTATTCAACGAGGGCTGATCGAACAAAGGTAAAGGACGCTGACACTTTCCTTGACACTCTTGAAAGGCGCTGAGGATACCCTATCAAGTCCAGCCACTTGCGTTGATAGAACAAGGGTGTAAAGTTTTGCGCTCACTTTACACCCTCGTATCGCTGGTCCATCTTTGGTCCTTTGTCCTGGGCAGCGGGTCCAAAGATGGACCTATAAGTCACGGGCCCCCTCCGGGTCCCTATCAGCAAAACCCCGGCCCTAGAACCGCCAGTTCTGCCGAACCAGCGTTTCCGTGGCGGGCGCCTCCGGAGCATAAGTGGTCGGGTCCTTTACTCCCGCCAGCCAGAACGCTTCGCGGCGTTCGATGCACGTCCCGCAGGCTCCGCAATGCACGACGGCTCCGACATAGCAGGACCAAGTCATCTGGAAGTTGACGCCCAGCTCGAATCCCCGCGACACAATTTCCGCCTTCGTCTTGTGGATGAAGGGACGTTCCAGCGCAATCTGTTTCCAGTCGCATAGGTTGGCCACAGCCTGCATAGCGTCCGCAAACTCCGGCCGGCAGTCCGGGTAGATAGCGTGGTCGCCCGAGTGCGCAGCATAAGCCACGGAGTCGCACCCGTGGGCGATGGCATGCCCGATAGCAACGGCGAGGAGGATCATATTCCGGTTAGGGACCACCGTCGCCTTCATGTTCGCCTGAGTGTAATGGCCCGTAGGCACGGGTATGGTGAGGTCCGTCTGTGAGCTGCCCGGCAGGATGCCGGCGAGCTGGAATAAATCCGCGTTGCGGTAAGGGACGTGCAACGCAGCGGCCTGCACGAGTGCACACTCTAACTCCCGCATGTGGCGCTGGCCGTAGTTGAAGGACAAAGCGCGAAGTTCCACGCCTTCCTTTTTGAGGTGGTGGGCGAGAACGGTGGAATCCATTCCGCCTGACAGTAGCACGACAGTTTTGCTCATATTATTATGTTCTCCCGTTTGTGTTGATTGATAGCAGTCTTTTCGCCGGAACCGCGTCCACCTCGATGGGCGCCTCCGCCTCCTGTTCCTTGCGCTTGCGAATAGCAGCTAGGATTTCCAGGCGGGTGTTGAGTGGCAAGTCCAGGTCCTCCAAGGAGAAGCCCGTCCCTACGCTGCCGCTGTGCTCCACCTCTAATTTCTCCCCATACCCGCGGTCCGCATTAACAGTGCGGTTTACAAAGAGCACGGCTCCCGGATGGCGCTGGTCCACCAAATCCATTAAGGCGTGCTCGAAAAAGTTCTTTTTGTGCCACTGGATTTCCTCAATCATTTGGCGGAAGGCTAAATCTTTGCGCCAGTCCTCCAATACCGCCCGGGTGACACCGACTAAGCGGCAGGCAGTAGAGAGATTAAAATTGCTAGTGCAGAGCGCATGTATCCACAACTCTTGCCGCAACTCCCGCGTTTGGCCTTTAAGGATGGCTTCTATCTTTTCGTAGGCGTGCTCGGAGTCGTTCCAAAAGGAGAGTTGATCCCAGAGAGCTTTCGACTTGGGCGACAGTTGTTGATACACGTAGCCGATAAACGTGTCTTGCTTTCCCCGGCGCTCTTCAGCTAGGGCTTTAGCCTCCTGCAACTCGGGATGAGCAGCCAGGCGCTTGTGGAGGACTTGATTGCTGATTTCTAGGGCCGCCGCCACTTTGCTGGATTCGGCCTCGCGGAGCCAGGCGTCATACCAATCCAATATGAAACGTAAATTAAGCTTTTTCACGCCATAAAACTAAGAGATGAAGTTGAACAAGTCCATCCCCATTAAAGGCGGGCGGTTTTCCGCAGCAAAGCGATCTCGGCGGAGGTCGCTTCCCCGGGGTCCGCCGCGTCTAAAATAATGTTGCTGGTTTCGCCCGGGAATAGCGCGAGCGTGCGGCAGAGTTCGAGAGCTTTGCGCTGGGCTTGTGGTTCATTATCAAAACAGATGAAGCGATAGGGAATGGCGGCCAGCTGTTCCACTTGTGCGGGTGTGAAGGCAGTTCCAAAGAGGGCCGCGGCTCCCGGACCCACCTTCCAAGCGTCCACGGGTCCTTCCACGATGACGGTGGAGAGGTGGCACTTGCTGAGCCCGTAAACTAGATTTTTGATATTGGCTCCGCCGTCCTGTTCCGGAGAAGCTGACAGATAACGCTGGGACGAGTCGCCAATGGCGCGGGTGGTCCAGCTCATTGTTTGCCCGTTATCCCGAACCGGAATGTAGAGGCGCCAGCACAAGCGTCCGCCGTCGGGTCCGATGCCTTGCACGTTCCAGTGATCTGCAATTTCCTCCGGGTCCAGCTTCCGCTGGCGCAAGTAACGGACGTGGGCTGGAAGCAGCGGGACCCGACCCCGCGGCTCTCTGAGCTTTGTCAGCGTTATTACGTCGGGACGGGTCCATTGGCGCCCGGCGAGGGCTTGGCGCACGAGAGCGGGGTCGACACCGAGCTTGAGTAGCGTAGCGTAGCTGGACTGGGCTCCGCATCTCCAGCAAGCGCAAGCCCGCGAGCGGAGGTTAATGCCGAGATGATAAGACTGGGAATTGCACCACGGGCAGTCGCGCAGCTGGACCCAGCCCGGGCGGGCGTGGTGATGATGTCCCTCCTCCGCATACGCCAAGCGGGCTTCTTTCAGAACTTCCACCAGTGTCATGCGGCATGCTTTTGGGCGAACTCCCGCACGAGCTTAATTACGACGTCCCGCATCGTCTCTCCCCGCCGCGCACAAGCGGACTTGAAAGCGGAGTGGGTATCCTCCGGAATGCCTTGCACGAACAGGGTCTTCTTGTGCCGCGGACGCCCGGGATCAGCCGGCAATGGGGATATTTTGCTTCGGGGTCTTATCATAAGTAGTTCTCTGGTTTCATTAACTCATCAAATATATTTAGCGGATCGGACGCTTCTCCGCCATCTAAGACGGAGCCCAACACCTCGGCCTTGTGCTGGAGCATGCTGACCAATTTCTCCTCCACTGTTTCTTTGACTGCTAAATAATGCGCGGTCACTTTCAGCTTTTGCCCGATGCGGTGGATGCGGTCTTCGCCCTGTAACAGATCGCCCGGAGTCCAGGGATAGTCCAGCGCCACAATATCCTGGGCCGCGGTCATCGTGTTGCCCACACCCGCCGCCTTCCAATTGCCTACCAAAAGCCAAGTGGAGCGGTGGCTTTGAAAGCGCCGCACGGCTTCGGTCCGCTTGCGTCCCCGGATGCGGCCATCGACAATGACTGCCGTGGGAAAGCGTTTCACCAAATAGTCGATCACAAAAGTGTTCATCGTAAGCCCGACCAGCTTCCGCCCCGGGTGCACCTCGCGGAACCGGACAATCCAGCGGACCATGAGCTCCAGCTTCAAGCGGGCAACCAGGCGAAGCAGATAGCCCACCTTCACTAAAGCCATGCTCTTTCGCGCCCTACGGGCCCTTAGCGGGCTTTGATTGTGGAGCCACTCCCGGAAGTGGTCTTGCGCCTTCCGATACTCCTGGAGCCCTTCCGCAGGCAGCTTCATCACGACCACCCGCCGTCGTTTGCTGGGCAGCTCAGTCAACACATTGGACTTGAGCCGGCGGATCATGCACTCTTGTCGCAGGATGCGGTGAAGCTCGCCTAGGCGCTCCGCTCCGTCATACTTCCAGCCCCACGGGGTCTTGCGCGGCTTGCAGTAGCGCCAGGCGTAAACCGCCCAGTCGGGGAAGATATCGGGGCGGATAAGCCGCAGGACGTTCCACAGCTCTATCGGGCGGTTGGTGAGCGGCGTTCCGCTTAAGCCCAGCACCGAGGAGGCTCCGCGAACGAGCTTGACTGCGGCTTTGCTGCGAAGGGCGGACCTCTCCTTGCAGTAGTGGACTTCGTCAAAGATAACGCATTGCGGGCGGGCCGCGCACAGCA